ATGCTATTTAATCACATAATAGACAACAGGAGCGAAGCTATAAATCAATTAATGTGGTTCTATAAATGTGGCAAAGAAAACGTAACAGAAGAGGAAACAGAAACCAAAGTAAAAGAACATATACTCGACTACGATTATGATGCAAAGAAAATAGTTTCAGCTATTTTAAGTCAATATGGAATAGATTTAACGGAAATTGATGTTCATTGGTGGAAATTTAAATATATGATTGAAGGTTTGGAAGAAAAACACCCTATCTCAAAGATAATGTCTATACGTGCTACAGATATTACTACACTACCAAAAGAAATGCGGGAGCAATACAGAAAATTAAAGAAAATATGCAAAATACCACTACCAGTTGAAGAAATTGAAGAAGATAACGAAATAGCTGATATTCTTATGAATGGTGGAGAAATACCAAATCAGAAAGCGTAGCACTTATTTAATATAGGTGCTTTTATTATAAAAATAGAAAGTTGGTGAATTTATGTCAGATGGAACAGTTAAAATTTCGACTTCTTTAGACACCTCCGGAGTTGAAAAAGACCTTAAAAAAGTTGAAAGTACAGTTCAAAATTCGGGTAAAAAAATACAATCTACAATGGATAATGTTGAAAAATTCATGAAAAAGGCTAGCTCAAGCTTTGATGGTTCGAATATAGCAAAACAATTAGATAGTGTAGGCAAGTCTATTGAGAAAACAAATTCAAGCATAGATAAGCAAAAAGATAAATTAAGCAAATTACAACAAGCTTATGAGAAAGCTGGAAGTACAAAGCAAAAAGATAATATTTCTAAGCAAATAGAAACCACAACAGCAAGCATTACTAAGTTAGAAACTAAATTAAAAGGTTTAAAAGATAAAGAAATTAAATTAAAGGTCAAAATGGATAACATTAATGACTTAGATGGAAATTTCAGAAGTGCAAGCATAAAGGCAGTTAATGAACTAGATAAAATCGAGAAAAAAGCTGAACAAGTAGGCAATAATGTAAGAAAAAATATGGGTTCTTTATCCATAGGTGATGGAATAATCAAGGTTGGGGATAAAATTTCTAGCTTTGGAGATACGTTGACTAGAAATGTCACACTTCCTATTGTAGGAATTGGAGTAGCAGCAGCTAAGACAGGAATGGACTTCGAAAGCCAAATAAGTCGGGTAAAAGCAATTTCCGGAGCAACAGGAACAGAAATTAAGCAACTTCATGACCAAGCACTTCAATTAGGTGCAGACACTGCTTTCAGTGCTAGACATACTTGGCACACTACAGAGAAATTTGTAGCATAAATAAGTGAGTAAAATCGGGGAAACCTAAGTTTTAATTAATGAAAAATATTGTAAAGAATGTGGCGAATTATTAGATGTTTCGTGTTTTGACAAAAGTAAAAATGTAAAATATGCGGTAGTGAATACAAAACATCTAATAAAAACGCTATATATTGCAATAGTTGTAAATCCGAAGATAGAAAAAGCAGAATTATTAAAAAATGTGATTATTGTGGAAAAGAAATTGAAGTTAAAAAATATAAAGATGGGAAACAAGAAATTCCACGATATATTCGGCTACACAAAAAATAATCAAGAACAATTAATTACATTTTTAACAAGTGGAAACCACAACGCAATATAAATTTAAATATGGTAATCCCGAGGTAAGGCTATAGATTACGTAAGGTTATGAGACACCGTAGAGCGTAGAGGGTGAATAAATATAATCCCTCCAAGAGTATTCACCACCTTAACGGATAACGCCGAAGGTGAAAAGGTACGCCGATACTTCGTAAGAAATGCGGAGAGTTAAGGATAAAAAGCCTTAACGTAACATATGAAGGAAGCAGCACAAGGAATGGAGAATTTAGCTTCTGCCGGATCCACGCCAAATGAAACAATGGCAGCAATGCCAGGATTACTTGACTTGGCATCAAGTTCTGGAGAAAGCCTTGCAAATAGTTCTGACATTGCATCTTCAACACTTAGAGGATTCGGTTTAGAAGCTTCACAAACAGCACACGTTGCTGATGTATTAGCAAAAAATGCGGGTGCGACAAACGCAGCGGTAGCAGATACTGGTGAGGCGATGAAGTACATAGCTCCAGTTGCGCATTCTATGGGATTATCTTTAGAAGAAGTTACAGCGGCTATTGGGTTAATGGCCAATGCGGGCGTTAAAGGATCTCAAAGTGGAACTACATTAAGAAGTGCATTAACTAGACTTGCAAGTCCAAGTGATGAAGCAACAAAAGCTATGCAACAATTAGGATTTAACGCTTTTGATTCACAAGGAAAGTTAAAAAAATTAAGCGTTATAATGGACGAATATAACAAAGCTTTAGAAGGAAAAACAGACCAACAAAAGCAAGATTATACAGCAACAATATTTGGTCAAGAAGCCATGAGCGGAATGTTAGTTTTAGCACAAGGTGGCAAACAAGCTGTAGACGATTTAACTAATTCTTATAAGACTTCTGATGGTGCAGCTAAAGATATGGCTAAGACAATGCAAGACAACTCTAAGAGTGCAATAGAACAAATGACTGGTTCTATTGAAACAGCAGCTATTAAATTAGAAGAAGTTGCAGCACCAAGTATAATTGCGATATCAAATGAAATTCAAGAACTTGCGAATGAATTCAGCGAATTATCTCCGGAAACACAAGAATTTATTATCAAATCAGCTTTAGCAGCAGCAGCACTTGGACCACTTGCAAAAGTGTTAGGTACAGTAACTAGCGGAGTTGGTGGATTAATAAAATTTGGTGGAAGATTAGCATCAACTCTTGGATTACTAGGGGAAGGTGCTAGTATAGGAGGCACTGCTTTAACTGCATTTAGTACAGCTGGTATGGCAGCAGCAGGAGTAGCAGGTGCTTTAGTTGTAGGAATAGCCGGAGCGGTTACATATAATAATTTATTAGATAAATCAGTTACTACAAGTACAGATGATTTAAATTTATGGCAAAAGGCTGTTAATACTTGTACTGGCGGGGTTATAAAGTCTAAAGCAGAACTTCAAAAAGCCGGACTGGTTTATAAAGACTTTGGCGAAGATGTTTCAGATTCTTTTAAAGAAGGGATTGAAAAAGCAACAAAACAATATCATGACTTTGAAATGACAATAATCGGTGAAAATAGCGGAACAAAAATAACTGACGAAGGTTCAAAGAAAATTCAAAGTGCTATTAATGGAATGATTGATAGTGCTAAAAGTTCAATATCTAAAAGAAAAGGTGAAGTACAAAGCGAACTTTCTAAGATGTTTAATCAAGAGGGCGGCATAGATGCGGGTGAACAGACTGTACTTGATGAAGCTAATAAAGCAAGCGACGAAAAGTTAAAGAAAGTTGAAGAAATACAAACTCAAATCACTGGAGTATGGGAAAAAGCCATTCAAGAACATGGAAAACTAAGCGAAGCAGACATTACAAAAATAAAAGATTATCTTAAACAAGTACAGCAAATAAAAGCAGAAGTAGAAGCTAAAACAACCGCTGAAAGTGACTTTGCTAAAAACCAATATTCTGAAAGATTAACAGGTATATCGGCAGATGATGCGATGAAAGAATATCAATCTGCTAGTGATGAACTAAAAAAGAAATTTGCAGATGCTAGGGCAACATATAAGACAGGAATTGAAGAACTTCAAAGCATGGTCAAAAAGTACAATGATGATGCTTCAAAAGCTGAAAGCGAAAGTGCTAGAAAGGAGCTAGAAGCTAAAGCAGCAAATGCACAAAAGCAAGTTGATGCTAAGAAAGAAGAATATAACAAGTTAATTAAAACTGAACAAGACAAATTAAAAGAATATAGAGATATACTTTATAAGAAAAATTCAGCTTTAGAAGGAATTATGAACGAAGTTGACGGAAGTATATTCTCTAAAAAAGATTTAAGTCAAAAAAGTAATCTTGAAGCAATAGAAAATCAATATTCCTCAATAGCTAATGCTACAGAAACAGGAATGAAAAGAGTCCAAGACTCCATGGGGAAATGGCACGATATATATGTTGATGTTGACCAGTCAACAGGAAAGATTATAAGTACATACGATACATTTGATGGAAGTTATACTGGTTATTCTGAAAAGTTTGCTAACAATGCAGAATCTACTTATAAAAAAGTAAAAGAATCTATGGATAAGCTTAAAGACAATATACTTTTTGGTGCAAAGTCATTAAAGCTTAATGATAGTAATCAAGTAATTAAAGTAAATGTTGACGGTACAGAAGAAACTATTACAAAGTTAGATAAGGTAATACAAAAAGCTGATGGAACTAAGGTTGCTATAGCTAATATAAATGGAGAACAAGTTAAAATTGAGTTTGATTCAAATGGTGCTATAACAAATATAGATGATTTATTAGCTGCAATAAAAGATCATGCTAAAAACAGTCCAGCTAAAGTAGATGTAAATGTTGAAGATAAAGAAGCTATGAAAGCATTTGAGGATATAGAAAACAATGTAAAGCACTTGCAAGAATTAAACCCAAACATAGATGTAAAAGCAGAAATAGCAGAAGCTAAAAACAGATTAAAAGAAGTTCAAAATGCACTTGATAGATTAAAAAGCAAAAATATAGATGTTACAATAAATTACAACAAAAACGAAGCTGATGTGTTAGACCAAGAAAAGCGTTATACAAGAGCCGTTCAAAGAGAAATAGGTCAAAATTATACCGGTACTGGTGGCGGAGAAGAAGGACTAACAACATTACATGAGCATGGTTGGGAAA